GGTTTATAGAGGGGTCCCATCACAAGCAGGTAGCGGAGCAGTTCGAGAAACTGGCGGTGAGTCCCGGTTCACGGATTATTGTCAACATGCCGCCGCGTCATACCAAGTCGGAATTTGCGAGTTATTTGTTGCCGGCGTGGTTAATTGGCCGTACTCCGGAGTTAAAGATTATACAGACGACGCATACGGCTGAGTTGGCTGTGCGGTTTGGCCGCAAGGTACGGAATTTAATGGGGACGGAGATTTACCAGGAGATATTTCCGGAGGTTGAGTTAAGGGCTGATTCGAAGGCGGCGGGTCGTTGGGAGACGGGGCAGGGTGGTGAGTATTACGCGGCTGGTGTGGGTGGTGCCATTACGGGCCGCGGTGCTGATTTGCTGATTATTGACGATCCGCATTCGGAGCAGGATGCGCTATCGGACAGTGCGATGGAGAATGCCTACGAGTGGTATACCTCCGGTCCCCGCCAGCGGCTTCAGCCTGGTGGATCGATTGTCATTGTGATGACGCGGTGGTCATTGAAGGATTTGACGGGCAAGTTGATGCGCTCGCAGGCGTCGGACGTGATGGCGGATCAGTGGGATCTGGTGGAGTTTCCGGCTATTTTACCGAGTGGCAACATCCTTTGGCCGGAATTCTGGAACAAGGACGAGTTGCTCAAGGTCAAGGCTTCGTTGTCTTTGAGCAAGTGGAATGCGCAGTGGCAGCAGAATCCCACGGCGGAAGAGGGGGCGATTATCAAGAAGGAGTGGTGGAATAAGTGGGAGAAGGATTCCATACCTCCTGTCAGTTACATTATGCAGAGTTATGATACGGCGTTTTCGAAGAAGGAGACGGCGGATTATTCGGCCATTACCACTTGGGGTGTATTCGAGCCCCAGGAGGGTGGTCCGGACAATTTGATACTCATGGATGCGAAGCGCGGGCGCTGGGATTTTCCGGAATTGAAGGCTAATGCACTGGAGGAGTATAATTACTGGGAGCCGGACATGGTGTTGATTGAGGCCAAGGCCAGTGGGACACCGCTTACGGACGAATTGCGCACGATGGGTATTCCCGTGGTGAACTACACGCCGTCGAAGGGCAACGACAAGCATACACGTATGCACATGGTGGCACCGATGTTTGAGTCAGGGAAGGTCTGGGCGCCGGAACGCAGGTTTTCCGAGGAGGTTATTGAGGAGTGTGCGGCGTTTCCGAACGGGGAGTATGACGATTACTGTGATTCCATGTCGATGGCTCTCATTAGATATCGTAAAGGGGGTTTTGTTCGTCTTGACAGTGATGAAGAAGAAGACGACCCTGTTTATTCACCACGAGTTCGACAATATTATTAGGAGTCTTCCATGAAAAAGTGGGTTCTGGGACGTATGCGTGAGCCTTCCACGTATGCTGCTATTGGTCTGGGGGTTGTTGGTGCGGGCGTGATTGCCAATAATTTCTGGGTAGTTCTCGCCGGAATGATTGTTGGCATTGGAGCTTTCATTCTCAAGGAGAAAGGCCTCATTTGACATGAAGATTCTCGTGGCGGCGATGATTATCCTGCTGGCGTTTACTACGCCGATGGCGGCAGATCCAACCGCAAAAACTCGACACGAGCAGATGATTTACCCCGTGGTGCTTGTGCAAAGCGGTCTTGGGTCTAGTTCCGGTTCCGGCACGGTTATTTTTTCCGGCGAGCATGAGGGCGAGATCCACACATACATCTTGACCAATCATCACGTTGTCGAGAACAGTATTGAAATCACCCAGGTGTGGTGCAGTGGACCGCCAAAATGCGAGGAGCCCGAGAAAATTGACATTGAAACCCGGGACACTGTTAAGGCGGTATGGTTTGAGTACAACAGATTATCCCGCAATATCGGAACCCGTGGGCAACGGGCTGATATTGTGGCTTACAGCACCCCATACGATCTAGCGTTGTTGCGGACGAGGAACACGGAGACGGCGATAGAGCACGTCGCCAGATTTATTCCCGAGAAGGCCCCGATTTATCTGGGTGATGAAATTGCCTGTGTCGGTGCAGGTCTCGGCAACCCTCCGTTTATGACAAACGGCGCAGTTGGTTTTCTGGACGCTGAAGTCAAGGGAGAAGAGTCGAAGTATTCACTACTGACGTGCAATTTAATTTTCGGAAACTCGGGCGGCGCAGCCTACCGCTGGTCAAAGAAGCGTCGGCAATTTGAACTCATAGGGGTCCCGGCTAAAATTAGTGCGAGTTGGGCTTCCGGGCCAATCACTCATATGGCGTGGGCTATTTCGATTGAGACTGCACGTAAATTTCTGCGCGAACACAAACTAGGCTGGATTCTTGGTGACCCGGTACAAACGGAAGAAAAATAATGCTGGCCACGCTTCTTCCTGAGATTTTCCCTGTAGTCTCCGACATTATTGGCCGATTCCTGCCGGAGGATAAGGAAGCACGGGCGAAAGCGGAGAGGGAAATCGAACAGCAACTGGCTGTTCATCTGGCCCGAATTGACATAGGTCAATTGGAGATAAACAAAGCGGAAGCGGCCTCTCGGCATTGGTGGACGGCATCGTGGCGTCCGTTCATCGGCTGGTCGTGCGGAATCGCGCTTTTCTGGACATACGTCGCTACACCAGTTCTGCATTTCATCCTGGCGCAAACCGGGCATCTGGTCGAGTTACCGGCGCTGGATATGTCTCAGATGATGCCAATTTTGATGGGGATTCTGGGATTGGGCGGTCTCCGGACATTCGAAAAATTTAAAAACGTGACGAAATGAATCCGATTCTACAGGCAGCGGCGGTTGTAGTGGCACTGGGCACTCTCGGTGGCGCCGGCTATGCGCTCGACGAGCGATATGCGAAAATTGACGACGTACAGGCACAGGTGGGGGCGAATTCTCAGGCGATTCACCTCATGCGAATAGAAAACGCTCATCGTGCCGGAAATGACGGCCTCGTAAGACGATTATGCGACGATTTCCATCGTGTGCACGGCTGGTCGCCATCGTTGTGCCGGTAATTGCGTGTTAGGAGAATAACAGATGGCTATGGGACCTATTTCTTTAATTGATGATGCGCTGCCCTCGCAAGGTATGCCGTTGGGAGGGCTGACTGAAGAAGAGATTGAAGTCGAAGAGATTGAGGAACCCACGGATATCATGGAGGAAGAGGACGGTTCTGTTATCCTTAATTTCGGAGAGATGCTTGCTGAAGAACTTCAGGCAGAGCCGGACGCTAATCTGGCTGAAATTCTGGACGAAAGGGTTCTGATGGGTATCGCTTCAGAACTTCTGGGGTATTACGAGGATGACAAGGGTGGACGCCAGGAGTGGGAGGATGCGTACACTGACGGTCTGGATCTTTTAGGTGTCAAGTATGAAAACCGGGACGAACCGTTCCCGGGGTCCAGTGGTGTAACNCATCCCCTTATTGCCGAAGCAGTCACCCAATTTCAGGCGCAGGCCTACAAGGAACTCCTTCCCAGTGCCGGCCCTGTACGCACCCAGGTTATTGGTGCGGCCACCCCTGATGTAGAGTCTCAGGCCCGGCGTGTACAGGAATATATGAATTACCAGATTACGCATGTCATGGATGAATATGATCCCGAGATGGATCGCTTATTGTTTTATCTGCCGTTGGCGGGGAGTGCTTTCAAGAAAGTTTATTTCGACGATATTCTGGATCGTGCTGTTTCACGATTTGTGCCCGCGGATGATTTGCTGGTGCCGTATAACGCTACGGACCTGAACTCTGCTTCACGTATAACCCATGTCATTCGGATGAACACGAATGATGTTCGTAAGTTCCAGACGGCAGGATTTTATCGGGACGTTAATCTGGATCCGTACCAGTCTGATGATGAATTACGTGAAAAAGAACGTAGCCTGGTGGGGATTGAGAAATCCGGAGCGGATCAGCAGGACTGCACCATATTGGAAGTTCACACTGATCTTGATCTTCCCGGATTCGAGCATACGAGCCCCCTGGACGGGGAGATGACAGGCATCAAGCTGCCCTATATTATTACGATTGACGAGGGGAGTTCCAAGATTTTATCCGTCCGGCGAAACTGGCGTGACGGAGATGAGTATTATCGGAAGATCCAGTACTTTTCGCATTATAAATTTCTTCCGGGGCTGGGGTTCTATGGTTTCGGCCTCCTCCATATGATCGGTGGCCTTGGGCGTTCTGCAACATCTATTTTGAGGCAGTTGATTGATGCCGGTACTTTGGCCAATCTTCCTGCTGGTTTTAAGGCTCGTGGTATTCGTATTCGTAATGCCGATGAGCCGCTTACTCCCGGCGAGTTCCGCGATATTGATGTTCCCGGGGGTGCCCTTCGAGAAAGTATTCTCCCGCTCCCTTACAAGGAACCCAGTCAGACCCTGATGTCTCTTCTGGGTTTTGTGGTTGATGCGGGACGCCGGTTCGCTGCCATTGCTGATTTACAAGTAGGAGACGGTAATCAGCAGGCTGCGGTAGGTACAACCGTTGCTTTACTCGAGCGCGGGTCCAAGGTGATGTCAGCTATACACAAAAGACTGCATTATGCACAAAAACAAGAGTTTAGGATGCTGAGTCGTGTGTTCGCTGAATCACTTCCTCCGATGTATCCCTATAATGTGCATGGGGCGGAAGCTGCTATCAAGCAAACGGATTTTGATGAACGGGTGGATGTTATTCCTGTATCGGACCCAAACATCTTTTCCATGTCTCANCGCCTTGCCTTGGCGCAGACACAGCTTCAGCTAGCTCAATCCAACCCGCAAATGCACAATTTGTATGAGGCATATCGCCGTATCTACGAAGCTATTGGTGTACATAACATTGAGGCGTTGCTGCCTGCTCCGCAGCCTCCCCAGCCCACTGATCCGGCTATAGAGAATGCGAAAGCCATCATCCAGGAAACCTTGCAGGTTTTCCCGACACAGGATCATGACGCTCACCTGACGGCGCATATTCTTTTCATGAAGACCCCGATTCCAGCGTCTGCGCCTCCTATATTTTCTTTGCTTCAGGCACATTTATGTGAACATATCGCGTTCAAGGCNAGGAGTGCCGTGGATATGGAGATTGGTGCAGTGATGGAAGAGGCTGCACAACTCGGACAACAGGCACCCCAGGTGGACACTGAAGCACGGGTTGCGGAACTCATAGCACAGTACACCGAAGAGGTGATGGTTACATTGATGCCACCTCCGGAAGGTGAGATCGACCCACTTGTTCAGCTTCGTTCCAAGGAGCTTGATATCAAGGCCTCTGACATTCAGCGCAAGGCCGAAGAGTTTACTGTTAAGCAGACCTTTGAGGAACATAAAGAAGGCGAGCGCCAGGATCTTGTGCGCGACAAGATCGATTCCCAGGAAGATATTGCCCTGTTACGTGCTGAAGTTAACCGGGAGCGGATGGAACAACAGGCCCAGCAAAAGAAAAGAGGAGACTAGTGCAGATATCACGCGAACGCACCGCTATTAGTAGGACCCAACTATCGAGGCCCGTTCGATTGGCCCTCGAAGATGGAGTGATAACAGAAGGCGACTCTGTTTTTGACTTCGGTTGTGGTCGCGGGGAGGACCTGCGCCAATTAAAGCGTCTTGGCTTTGCATGCAACGGTTGGGACCCAGCTTTTCGGTCGGACGTGCCTCTGCATTCCGCCCCAGTGGTAAACATCGGATATGTCGTTAACGTCATCGAGGATGCGCGCGAGCGCGTCGAAACGCTCAAGTCAGCGTGGGAACTTGCAGAGAAGGTTCTCGTAGTATCTGCGCGACTGACGCTTGAAGCACAACGCGTTAAGGCAAGCGAATTTCAGGACGGTGTCGTCACCAGCGCGGGCACCTTTCAGAAATTCTACGGACAGCAGGAACTTCGGACTTGGATCGATCAAACGCTAGGCGTTCGCAGTGTTCCAACTGCGCCCGGGGTTTTTTATGTATTTCGGGAATCTGAGGACCGTGAACAGTTCATCAATAGGAAGTACGTTGGAGGGGGAACATCGATGCCTGTACGGAAAGTAAAAGGCGGCTGGACTTTTTCCAGTTCCGGGCGTCCTTTATATAAAACGCTTGCGGCAGCAAAACGAGCCTATAAGGCGTATTTGGCGAAGAA